CCTCAACGAGGAACTTGAAAAAGAAAAAGCGAAAAGAGAAAGCCGATGGACAGAACAGACGTAATATCAACGCTGAAAATTCTCAAAGTCGCATATCCCGGATTTTACTCGAAGATGAGCAAGACGGACGCAGAGGACACCGTATCTGTGTGGTGCGATATGTTTTGCGAAGAGGACGTGAACGTTGTCAAAATCGCTCTGTACAAGGTCATTGAAGAACACACAGGCTTTCCTCCGACGATAGCTGACATCAAGACGCAGATACGAGAAATGCGCAGAGCGGCGACGGGAGAAAAGACGGACGAAGAACTGTGGTCTCAGCTGAAAGCGGCAGTGTCGAACGGCTACTACGGGGCAAAAGAGGAATTCGCGAAACTTCCTCCTGAACTGCAAAGATACCTCGGAACGCCTAACACTCTCCGCGAACTTTCACAGGTTGACACCGATACGTTTAACACCGTCACTCACGGGCAGTTTCTCAAACAGATAGGCATCATCCGCGACAGAGTGAGATTTGACAACGAAACGCCGCCCGAAATCAAGGCACTGCTCGGCACAGTAACAAAGCCGATACCCGCAAACAACAGACTTACCGAAAACGAATTTAACGAGAGCAGAAACAGACTGCTCGACACATTGGAAAGGACAAAATACCATGACTGATAACATAGAACTCACCGAATTTGCACTCTCCTCCTGGAATCTCCCGAGCAAAAAGCCGAAAGTGTCCGGCGATTACCTCATTTGGACTTCCGGCGGCATAGCAACCGTGGCGAACTACTCCGCAAAGTACGACGGATGGGGAATCACGAGCGACGGAAGAAGAGATTACGAAATTAAAGACGTTGAGAGATGGGCAAGCATTATCCTCCCGACAATGTACTAACCGAAAGGACACAGGCAATGAAACAAAGGCTGATACAGAATACGCTGATATCGAGCGGCGTGACAATGCTCGGAGTTATAACCTCATGCGGAATGTGGTACTACACCGTTCCCTCATGCGTCGTGTTCGCCGTAAGCGCATTGACAATGTGTCTGCTCACCATAGCAATAACAGCCGTCAGAGAGCTTTTCAGAGCGTATGAACGCACACTGCCGAAGAAGCGCAGGAGAATCCGCGTGAGATACGACAGCCGCGGAATGCACACCGACAGTCAGCGTCTCGGCTACGTATCGGCAGAAACAATCAGAGAGGTGTGCAGAAGATGAACACCTCACGGAAGCGGTACAAGAGCTAAAAAAGAAAGGAGCAAAACAATGACCGATGCAGAAAGATGCGTAACGTGCGGAGCTGTGATACCCGAAGGGAGACAGGTATGCCCGATATGCTATGCGAAATACCACAACGACTACTCGGAAGAGCTGGCGTACCTCTGGAAGGTGCTGAAAAAGACCGAAAGCAGTCTCAAAACTGCCGACAAGAGAAACGCGCCGAACGAAGAACGCGCAAACCTCCGCAAAAGGCGCGATATGCTGTACACGATAATCAACATTGTGGAAGACGCGGGAGCATGAAGTGCTTGGCAAAGAAAACGCAGTACCAAAAGGCGGAGAACGCACTCACCACCGAATACGGAATGTGGCTTCTCGAATACGTTGACGTTGCTTTCGGCGTAACGCTTGCCGAGAACTACGGCTTCCGTGAGAAGCGACTGCAAAGGTTTTACGACGGCAACCGTAACGGGCTTTGCGAAATGGTTAACGCCAATATGCCGACGGCAATGTTTGTTGACAAAGGCAAGGGCAGACGCAAGGGAGACAGTTCAGACCTCATTGACGATGGCGTAGACACGACGGAGTACATGATAAAGCGCGAACTTCGAAACATAGGCTTCTCGGACTGTGATTTTGAAGCACTGTCGCCGGAGAACCGCTACAACGAAAACGCGCACCATACACAGCTTGAAATCATGTCTCACAACGTGAGAACGGCATGGTATGAAGCAAACGCAAGACGCGCTGTAAGGCTCTATGCGGCGTATACGCTGATGTATATGCACGACACCTACAACTACGGCGCGGAGAGATTGAACCGCCTGTACGCGCTTGTAGCCCCTCAGATAAAGTCCTATATCGAACGCTTCTTAATAGGCAACCGCCGCGTCGACAGAGAGCTGCACAAGGAACTGGACGAGATGCACGAGAAGCTTGAGAAATGCGGGCTGCACCTCGAAGAAGTTGTAAAGGAAGACGCGGTAGCGGTAAGCCGAAAAGAACCGCCGAAAGAACCAAAGAACCCGCCGATACACCTTGACATAGGCGAATACGAAAAAATCATGAAAGAAGTTGCCCGAGTGGCACTATAAGGAGGATAAACGAACATGAAAGATTGCAAAAAATGCGAATACTGTGAAGGGATTGACTATTACGACGGTACGCCGAATTGCACTTGCGAGGGTGGCGCAAGCAGTTGTCCGTACAACGACAGTGGAGATATAAGCAAGAACGAATTTAAAATCACGCTCGACATTCCAAATGTTAATGATTATATCAAGCACACCGTAGAAAACACCGTGGAACGCGCGATATATAACATTATCGACAAGTATGTGAGAGAAACAGTGAGGTCAGAAATAGAGCAAGCAGCTAAAGTGTACGCTGAGAAATCGCTCGAAAAAGCCGTTGACGATGAAATAAAAGCCTATATGCAGAAAGACATAACCATAGGCGACTGCTGGAGTTCATCCAAGAGAACGCTAAGCAGGAACGACTACCTCAGCGAATGTACCGCTAAAGCTGTGGAATCAGGTCTGAGTTCGGAAAAGATAACTAAGACCGTCACCGATTACTGCGGAACCACAATAAACAAATTAGTGAGAAACCTTAAAGAAGATATAAATTTCAAAATAAAGGACATGTTTGACGAAACGACAAGGAAAGCATTGTCGGAAAATGTTGTAACAATGCTGATGGCGGGTGATACGTACAAAAAGCTTTCTGACAGCATGGGGAGGATTTTAGAATGAACTTTAAACTTAAAGCAGGAGCGTTCGCGCCGATAAGAGCGCACAAACAGGACGCGGGAGTAGACCTCTTATCCCCCGTCACGGTCACGATTTACCCTGGAGACAGCGCAACGATAGATACAGGAGTGTGCGCGGAGATACCCGAGGGATTCTGCGGACAGATATGGTCGAAGAGCGGACTTAACGTAAACCACGGCATTCTCTCGACAGGAATGGTGGACTGCGGGTACGGCGGCAGTATCAAGATAAAGCTCTACAACCACTCTCACGAGATTTATACGGTAAATCGCGGAGATAAGATATCGCAGCTTGTGGTAACACCTTGCGACACAAGCGACGTGGTCATAGTAGACGAAATAGCAAGCGGAGAGCGCGGAGAAAACGGCTTCGGCAGCACAGGAAGATAACCGCAACGGAACAGATAAGCTACGACACGATTAGCAACGGAATGGCACCGAATCGCTACGACGGGACCAGAAACGGAATAGAAACGCATTGACTGACTGGCAACGAAACGGAAAAGCAAAAATACCGCGCCGGACGGAATCCGGCAGAAAGGATGAAAATATGAAAATCGACACAAATAAGTATTATATCGTAAGAGGAGACCGCTCCGGTGTATTCTTCGGCAGAATCAATTATCAGGACGGCAAGGAAGTACAGATGAACGATGCGCGTTGCATTTGGTATTGGGATGGAGCAGCATCAATCATGGAACTTGCAATAAGTGGCACAAAAAAGCCAAACAATTGCAAGTTCACCGTGAGGGTGGAGGAATTAACAATCACCGATGCGATAGAGATAATACCTTGCTCAGAAGAAGCGACGGCTATAATTAAGGCGGTGAAAGAATGGAAAGCATAACCAAACGAATAAAGGAGTTTCTTAACACTGGCGATGGCTATGGCGGCGATGGCGATGACTATGACTATGACTATGACTATGACTATGACTATGACTATGGCTATGGCTATGGCTATGGCTATGGCTATGGCTATGGCGGCGATGGCGATGGCTATGGCTATGGCGATGGAATAAAGAGCGTAAATAATTATGACATTTATATAGTAGACGGCGTACCGACCATAATCACTGCGGTGTATGATAATTACGCTAAAGGCTTTATTCTCGGCAACGACTTTACGCTTAAACCTTGCTATATCGCAAAAAACGGAGACATTTTTGCACACGGCAAAACACTCCGAGAAGCAGTAGCCGCATCGCGGGACAAGCTGTTTAATAATATGCCCGAAGAAGAGCGCATAGCCGCATTTATTGAATGCCACGATTACGATAGAGTATACAACAACACCGACCTCTACGATTGGCATCACAAACTGACAGGCTCGTGTGAGATGGGCAGACAGCAGTTTGCAAAAGACCACGGCATAGACCTTGACGGCAAAATGAGCATAAAAGAGTTTATCAAACTCACCAAAAACGCATACGGCGGCGAAATCATAAAAAAACTCGAAAAAGAGTATCGGAAAGGAAGATAATATGGCAAAGTTTAAAGTGGGGGATAGAGTCAAGATAGTTGACAATAGATATACAAATTGTAAAGTTGGAGATATAGGCACAATAAAAGGTATTAGGTTGTGTGGGGTACTTCCATATGCATTCGAGCTTGACCATGATATGGAGGGTAGCTTTCACTCTTGCGATGGGCTTACGAATGTTAATCGTGGACAGTGGGTTTGTAGTGTTAATATAGAACTTATTGAACCGGAATTCAAGTTGGTTGTTATCTCTAAAGGTGATAAGACAAAAGCTAAACTTTATCGCGAAGAATCCCTTGAAAAAGAAGTCGAAGTAAATCGTTATTACAAGGATGAATACTCAGAGAAAGCCGCCGTTGAAGCTGTTGTGAAGAAGATTTTCGGCGACGACGAGAAAAAGAACGAAGCAAACAAGCCGTACACTGGCAAGGCTGTGTGGATATGCGACAACGAGAGCGTTTATACAAAAGGCAAAATATATGAATTTGTTGACGGCAAATTCAAACACGATTTAGGATTTACAGTTGGCGGATACACCCTCGAAAAAATGAAACGGCTCGGCTGCTTTCTCCCGATAGTGGAATGAAGAACTACAGAAAAGCGCGTCCGTCAATGCCGAGGTGGTGGTGGAACGCGCAGGATGGATGTTGGTACTGCAAAAATCAAAAGAACTGCGCGAACTGCCCTGACGCACGACGTTACCTCAAACAATACGGCGCGAAGAAGCACAAGGGCAGGACGGCAGGAAGCAAAAAATTACAGGAGGACGAATAAAATGCCGATGAGAGACCGCGAAGACCTCATAGATATAGATATTCCATCCGTACAAAAGGCGATGGTGAAAGTTATGTATGATGCGTATGAAGATTGCAGAGATTTAAATTGTGTCAGCTGTCCAGATAGAAGAAAAAGCGCAAATAATTGCATGAGGAGTTGTATTCTGTTTAAATACGCACGAAAACTTTACGAAGCAGGATTTGTATACGCCGAAGAAGATGTGTGGAGCGCATACAACGACGGTTACGCGTGCGGAATGGAACAGGGTATAGAAGCAGAAAGGAGCAGAAAAGGATGAATAACTTCATCGAACTGCACCTATGGGATATGGACGAAAACAAGCGCAACACTCCCGTGTTAGTCAACATAGGTACCATAGAACAAATAATGATAAATTGCAAAGCTCCCACCTTTATATACTTTGGTGCGGGCGACTACCTCAGAGTATCGGAGACATACGAAGAAGTAAAGCAGCTTCTCGCGGCGGTCGAGTATGTGTACAAGGAGGAAGAATGAGCTTTGCGAGAAAACTGAAACGTAAAACACAAAATAAAAGGAAAACACGCTGTTGCGGACAGCAAATGACACACAAAGCCGGATACGGTTATGTATGCGAGAAATGCGGAAAGGTAAAACATGACTGAATTTATAAACGGAGTTGAGTATCTATATACCATTCCGGCAGAAGAACCTACAAGCTACTGGATTTTGGTTGCGATTTTCTTTATTGCTTTTGCATTATTTGGTATCATGTTTCTCGTTTATTCATTCTGGGGCGGCTTTGAGGATATAGTCGCGGCATTACTGTTAGCGGCAATAGCTACACTGCTATCCTTCTTTGCCATTAAAAGCAACAATGCCAACGAGCTATTACCCGAGCGATACGCTGTGACAATATCAGATGATGCCGATATGAACGAATTTGTCGGTAATTATACCATAGTTGAACAAAAAGGAAATGTTTACATAATCGAGGTAAAAGGAGAACAAAAATGAAGAAACTATTTATTAGCCAGCCGATGAGAGGAAAAACCGATGAAGAGATTTTTGCAGAGCGTAAAAATGCTATTGCGGGTACTGAACATTATCTAAACGAAGAAGTGGAAGTTATTGATTCATTTTTCGATGATTTTAATGGACATCCGCTTGAATTTCTCGCTAAAAGTATTGCGCTTCTCGCGACAGCCGATATCGCTTACTTTGCTGAAGGATGGGAAAATGCTCGTGGATGCAGAATAGAACATAAGTGTGCAGAGGAATATGGGATTAATATAGTTGAACATATATGTCAGAAATAAACAAAGCAATCTTAGTAATAGATATGCCCGAAACTTGCGGCGATTGTCCCTTGTGTGTTGGAGATGAGTACGATTTAGTACACGAATGTTGCCTGAAATACAAGGGATATGTCGAAGCGAAAGATAAGCCCGAATGGTGTCCGCTAAAAACATCTCCCGCTGACGTTGCCCCTGTAATACTCGCACGGTGGATTGATAACGGACGCGGCGGGTACGCCCATGCGTATTTCTGTAGCAACTGCGGATGGCTTGACGGATATCCGATTGAGGATAGATTTAACTATTGCCCGAACTGCGGCGCGAAAATGGACGAAAGCGAGGATGAAGAATGAACGATAAAACTGACCGCGCAAGCGAAATAATGAAACAAATGGAGTTTGTCGAGCAACTCACACAGAAGCTCAACAGGACTATATACCTCAGCGCACAAACAGCCATAGGAAGTAGCGGCATGGGCGGATATACTCAGGTACAGTCTGACATAAAGCGGCTCAGACGTGAGCTGCTGGAGCTGTCAAACATGATAGGCTGTCAGTACGTGAGGTAAAGCATGACAAAGAAACGATTCATTAAACTGCTGATGGGGAAATTCCGTCTCCCCCGAGACGAAGCGAGAGCATACGCCGATGATATTGTAAGATGGCGTGAAAAAGCAAACTTTAACATCACCATATGGAAAAATGCAGGAAACATGACGCGAGAAATACCACCGACATATTCTGGATATTTCTTTTGCTGCCAAATAAACGAGAGAATCTAGACACACTGGGAGGATAACTATGGAAAGCGGTATTAATGGTTGGATGAGCATCAAAGAAATGATGCCCGACCCCGAGGAAAGAGTGCTCTTGTGTACAGTTAGCACCGTGCGCGGAAAAAAGTATGAGCATATCACGATTGGTATATATGAGAACGGCAAAATCAACGAATATGATAGTAAATACTGCTGGGATGATAATGGCACGGATTGGTACGACAACGAAGATGTAGCAGTGGATAGCGAAAAAGACGGATTTATCGTGCCGAAAGGATGGTGGGAAGTCGGCGTGTATAGTGAGGTAATCAGCGGAATTGACGACGAGGTCATTGCGTGGATGCCGTTGCCCGAGGTTTACGAAGAGATAAATTTCGTATACGACCAAAGCAAGTCATTTGTGTTTCCGCCGTTTGCACAGTGCTGCTGTTGTGGAGAGCCGGAGGAAGAAAAGGAGAAAAGCCATGGACGCGGTTGAATTTTTGAAAGCAAAAGTACGAATGTGTGAAAACACTCATTGCGAAGCCTGCGGGTTACACAGTGGGAATATTTACTGCGTCACCTATTGCTTCGTTTATCCCGATGAAGCTGTTGCCGCTGTGGAAAAGTGGGCAAAAGAACACCCTGTTAAGACGAGGCAAAGCGAATTCCTCAAAGTTATACCTAATGCGCCAATGAGAATTCCTGGGGATGTGCTTGACGTGTGTCCCAATGAAGTTGACGCAACACAAAGCTGCCCTACATCAGCAAAACCGTCCGACCAAACTCTTGATATTTGCTACCTCTGCAAAAAGGCATATTGGCTTGCGGAGGTAGAATACATGAGAACAACATCCGATGAACTTCTAAAAAAGTGCGGACTATTGTTCATTACGTCGACAGAAGCGGAAGAACTTGCGGGAGAATCCCCATGCATGAACTGCGCAAGAGAAGACTGCAACCTCAGCGGATTTTTCGAAATTGCAAGAAAGCGGTTGTACATTCACGCGATGCTTGAACGCAAACAAGAAGAATATGCCTTACTTAATGTGTATACCAGAGCACTTCCCTTTTTGGTGATTGACTGCAAAGAAAGGATTGCAAAGAACGAATGCGATGCAAAATAAGCGACTGCTTTAATTGCCCTTATCCCGACTGCATCAACGATACCTTTACCTCGCCGAGGGAGTTTACGCCGGAGCAGAAGAAACGGCAGTGTGAGCTGAAGAAGAAAATGCTTGCGCGGCGAAGAGAGGACGGAGTGTGTATCTACTGCGGAAAGAAGCCCGCGGACAAAGGCTATAAATCCTGCATGGAGTGTCGGATAGAACGAACGAAGAAGAACCGCGAATACAGCCGCAAAACGGAAAGATTTACTCCGCGTGAACTGATGGACGGCGTAAAACTGTGCAAGCTGTGTGGGAAAAGACCGCCTGTTGACGGAAGAACGATTTGTGAAGAGTGTTTTAAAAAATGCCTTGACAATCTTAATCACGCCGACAGCAAAGAGCAGCCGAACAACGGCTTTAGAGCAGCAATAGAAGCGTACTGGAGGGAGAGATAATGACAAGGGATGGAATTATAAAAATCTTAGACAGAGCCATGCAACGCTATGTCGAGCGGAATCAGCAGCTTTTCCTCAGCAAGGGAAAAACCGACAAGGAAATGTGGGAGGAACTTGAAGCTATAAACAATGCGCGGTATATTCTCTCACGCTTGCCGCAGGTCGTGAATTGCCCTGACTGCGGGAGAATGTACGATACCGATTATCTTCACTTCTGCGGAGGTGACGAGTGTGTGAGTGGAGGTGATAACGACGAAAACGGTAATGTTTAAAATCGACTACCCGCCGTCCAAAGCCGGAAAGACCGCATGGAACAGACGTTACGGACTGAACGCATACTACGCGGGAAAGCATTGGGCGGTGAGACAAAAAGACGCTGAATACTGGCATAAGCTTGTACGAAGCGAACTTTTGAAACAAAATGTTCCGATTTCAAAGTTCAATGTCCCTGTTGGAGTGAAGTTATGGTTTAACGATAGGTTGGACATCGACAATGATTCAACCTACGCAAAACTCATTATTGATTCGCTCAAAGGACTATTTTTTGAAGATGATAGTAAAAAATATGTGCAACGGTTAGAACTCAATTGCCACGATGAGGACTACATATTAGTTGCAATAGAAAGGATGAAATGAAAATGATATACATCACCAAGGAAAGTGAGTTTGTAAAGCGAAGTGATAACGGTTTGGTGTACTATTTAACGAAAGCAATAAACACAGGTGGTGAACTATTGATTGTTCTGGACGCACCACTGATAAGCGATTATTCGATAAATGCCAAATCAATAACAGCAGTGTGCATCGCGTATTATTCAGGCGGCTATGATGCAGGCATAGAATCAAACTGTAACATATCGGCTAAAAATAACATATACGTTATAGGTCACTTGATGACGCATAAAAAGATAAAATGTAACGGCGATATAACTACCACAAGCTTTATTGATGCCGCGACGATTCAAGCCAAAGGAAAATTGTCTTGTTGGATGATAGGGACATACAACGAAGGCGGTGTCGTCGTCGAGAGTGTTAAATGCGGCGATATAGCATGCGACGGAAGAATAAAATGCGTAGAGTTGGAAGTCAATGGTAGGCGTGTGGACAAGGAGAAGCCATTATGAGCAAAGAAAACCGCGAAACAATACTTAGCGAAGTAAAGAAGATTATCTGCAACGACCGCAACGAGCAGTACGGCGAGCCGGAAGACAGCTTTGAAAAAATAGCCGACTACTGGACAACTTATATCAAGCACAATTGCATTGCACCCGACGTGGACTGTGATTTAGATGCGCGAGACGTAGCCATAATGATGGTGCTGTTCAAGCTCGGTCGAATGGAGACAAGCTATTTCCAGAGCTACGACAGCTTTATAGACGCTATAGGCTATATGGCTTGCGCAACGGATATCGAATTCCGTGGCGGCGTTTGATTGAGGTGAACCAATGCAGATAATTAAAATAATCGTCGCAATACTGCTGTATGGGTATGCCGTCGGTTATTTCATCGGAGCGTTTGCACTATATGAAGCACCGAACGCAAAACCTGTCAAGCCGAAAATAAAGGCGATGATGTACGGACAAATAGCGGTTGAAATCATAGCCGCTACACTACTGCTTAAAAACTGAAAGGAAGTGTTGACTTATCGCAAATTTTAACTTTAACCGCGTTATCCTCGGAGGACGTTTGACGGCAGACCCCGAGCTGAAAACCACACCGTCCGGAATTTCCGTAACATCATTTACCGTTGCGGTCAACAGACGTTACTCCGGCAAAGACGGAGAGGAAACTAAAGCGGATTTCTTCTGCGTAACCGCATGGCGGCAGACGGCTGAATTCATCACCCGCTATTTCAGAAAAGCAAGTTCCATCTGCGTAGTCGGAACCCTTCAGACAAGAACATGGACTGACCAGCAGGGACAGAAGCGTTTTGCTACAGATATTGTCGCTGACGAAGCACATTTTGTTGATGCAAAGTCGGAAATGCCGCAACCGCAAGCCGCTCCGCAGTCAAGCTACATTCCCGACGCATACACCCAGCCGAAAACAGCCGCCACCGCACCCGTGTTCGAGGACATAAACCCCGATTCGGAAGAACTGCCTTTTTAAAGCGAGGTGCATATGATAGAGTGCATAGAAACGTGCGAGCATATGCAGAGCGTGTTCCCCGATTATCCGTGTGGAAGAGAAAACTGTCGTTTCAAAGGAGACAGCGAGAAAGCGAACGCTTGTATATGCACCGTGCAGTGTCCGTTGTTTGACGCATGGTTTTCGGAACACTGGCACAGAATACAAAAAAACGCACAATACCTGCGCAAAAAGGAATAGAGAGAGAAGAGCCGATTAGTTTCGGTTCTTTTTCTATACATTGCAATATACAAAATATTAATGAATTTAGAAATATTTCATAAACTCGCGTCTTTTGAGTGGTGTTTTGTAGTATTTTGGAAACAATTGCTTAATAGTTTTGTGATATAATAAAGCAACATCAAATTAATAATTTTATACGGAGGTCTTTAATGGCACAACAAAAAAAGTATAACCCCTACGATGATGTAGCGGGAGTAGTCAACATGAAGTCGAGATACAACCAAGGCAAAGCGACAGGCGACCCGAATTACCGCTCATATAACGAACAGGCAAAGCAGTATTACGATAACCTTGTAAGAAACGGCATGGGGAGCGTAGCGGATGAGCTTCACGCAGTGGACTACGACCAAGCCGTAGATATCTTAAAGAGATATTCACCCACGCCGGACTATGAAGGCTTCTATTCCGACCTCGCCGCAACAACGATTAATAACGCGCAGAATCCGCAGTCTTCAGATACCGTGAACAGAATACTGAACTCGTTCACCAATACCGATAACCTTCTGAACGGAGAGATAAAGTACGACAGCAACGGAAATGTTATCGGCGGACTTAACACAGACCACTATAATACCGGCAAGAACCAACTCGACTACCTCAACAACTTCGACGTAACCAAGCAGAGCTATTACGAGCCGATTATGAGCGAGTACAAACTCAAAGGCTATAACGCCGCACAGGGTGAATACGCAGACACAGGCGCAACGAACGGCGGTAATATAGATTCATACGCGGCAGCAAACGCCAACAGACAGCAGCTTGCGTTCACTAACGCCGGAATGAACGCCGCCCTCGCACAGGCTAATCAGAACCAAGGCAACTGGCAGGCACTCTACGACAGCATGACGGGACACCTCGGCAATATGGGCACAATAAACTCAAATAACCTCGCGACAGGCGCGAATATCTACGCAACGGATTCAGCCGAGAGACAGAACGCGGTAAATAACGCAACAGCCCTCGCACAGCAGGAACAGCAGAACAGAATCAATCAGTATGTGACCGACATTGAAGCCGCTATGAACAAGGAGAACAACGACACCACGCTGAAGCAGACGCAGATGAACTCCGACCTGCAGAAATATATAGCAGAACTTGAAGCAACAACAGGCAGACAAGCAACGGCAGCAGACCTTGAAGCGGCAAGAATAGCGGCAGAAGCTGACAAGTACGCATCTGACAGAACGCTTGAGGGAACAAAGTACAAAGTAGACGCGGATAAAGTAAGCTCCGAAACATTAAGCCAGCTCGCAAAACTCGGTTATACCGTAAATGATGATGGCACTGTTACCTCTGCCGCAGACGTTAAAGAACGCGAGAAAGGCGTTGTCGGCACTGTAAGAAAGTTAATCAATCTTTGGGGCACAAACGGAATTAATGGATGGGATGATGTCAGACAGGCTGCACTTGACTATTATAACGGCGACTACTCTGATATAATAGACGGATATATCAAATGGTATATGCAGTATGCAACCAAGGATAAAAACGGTCTGACTATAAAGGGCAGTGCAGCTACATCAAACGGCGTTGATTTAACAGGTCCTATCGGCGGTTCAGGTAAATAATCAGGAGGTAATATGGCAAGTTTACTTATTGACCCTTCAAAAAAGAAATCAAAGTATCAAAGTGCAATTGACGTTGTAAAAAAAGAAAACGAAGAACTCAAAAAGAAGCGTGAACAGCAGCCTAAAGAAAAGGATTACAGCAAATCTGATTATGCTGACGCGCTGCGAGCAATCGACAGTGAAAAAGAAGAAGAAACATCAAGAATAAAAACAAATCAAATCGCTCCGTCCGCTTATCCCCAAACTGCCGATAATACACTTCGCCTTATGCGTATGCTTGAAGAGCAGGAAGCGAAAAAAAGCACACTGAGCGCAAGCAAAAACATACCTCTGGAAAATTCACCGTTCGGCAAAAGGAATCCGCAAATCGAACTTCCGACTTACGCTCACAACGATTTTCTTCCCAACTCACCTGCCGCCAAAGCCGCACGTCAAAAAGCAGCAAACGAATCGGCAATGACAACAGGAGTAGTAAACGACCCTGTCCTCTCAAGAGGAGAATATTTAGCTTCTATGGCTTCGGCAGGACTTGACACATCTCTTGAAAGCACGAAGGCAACAATCGGTTCAGCATTTGATAAAGCCACCACCTTCGTTGCATCTTTGCTCGGCATGAAGCAAGGAGACGAATATAATAAATATCAGTTCGCGGATTCGGTTCTGAAAGGCAGAGCATTAGGTTCAAAATACCCTACCCTTACTTCGTTCGAGAATGCGGCAAAGAACGGCGTTGAAACAAGCACTTCAACAATCGACAAAGCGAATGCTGCTTCCAAAAAAGCCGAACTTGAACGGCTTAAAGATTATGCAAAAAACAACTCTTCCCAAGCAACGCTGAAGAAAATCCAAGAAAGGTATTCCGACAAAGAGATAGGCGAAGTCGCTCAACTCCTCGGAAATTTTGCATACAGCGCGGGATATGGTGCATTATCAAATGCAGCTCGTATAGCAAGTCCAGCGGCGGCGGCGGCTCTCATGGGTACACAGGAGTTCTCCGAAAGCTATGCAAGGGCTATAAACGAACTCGGATATTCAGACAGCCAAGCATTGGAATACGCAGCCCATACAGCCCTCAGAAGAGGCGGCGAAGAACTTATACTCGGTCAGTTCGGCAAAGGCATAGCCGACAAGGCGATAGCAAAACCGCTTTCTAAGATTGCCAATCCTTATGCAAGAGCAGCCGCTGATGTTGGTATAACTGCTGCAGGAGAAGCCGGAGAACAAGCGTTAGACTACCTCGCAGACATAGCAACACGCAGCTGGGTAGGAGACGAAAACGCTAAAGTGGACCCGAAAGAACTCGGATATCAAGGAGTTCTCGGTGGTGCAACCTCTCTTGTTTTCGGTCTCGCTTCATATCCCGGCAAAGTTCGACTTTACAAGCAAGACTATAATTTTGTAAATAACCTCTCGAAAGCCGCCGAGAAAGTCAAAAACAAACAAGAAGCCGATACAATAAAAAAAGTTGCAGATATTGCTATCGACCGTGCAAACGTAATAATCGACGACCCTAATTACCCGCGAGACTACAAGGCGAGTGTCAACCACATAAAGGACGCTGCCGAAGACATAAAGGATATTGTTGAAAACTTTCAAGAAGCAATAACATACGAATTCGAAGAAAAAGACGGCGCGTTTACCATTATAATGGATAACGACAATTCGGACACTGTAAAGACGGACGTACAAGTTCTTGCAAATGTGGTAGCTAAATACGCAGAGCCGGATGAGAATATTGTAAACAAAACAGTAGACACCATCAGGGACAAAATTCAAGACATAAAACATGAGCAAGAATTAACAACAAACCCCGACGAGAAAGCCGAACTTCAAAAGCAGATAGAGAAGTTGAAAGAAGCCGACGTTGTTGTTCGTTCCAACAGAGATGAAATCGAAGCGAAAGCAGAGGAATCGAAAAAGAACGCCAACGCTAATAATGCTAATACAGCCGCAAAGAGCGAAACGGAGATTGAACCCGCGAAGTCTGACACAGCCGCTTCGAAAGAAGTCAACAATGAAAAGCCTGCAACCGACATCTCAAATAATCAGTCGACACCTCTTAAAAAGACCCTTGAAATCATCCGGCTTGCAAAAGAAAACGACGCGAAATCGCTGTCCGAACTTGTCAAGTCAGTAAATGAATCCGAGCACGGCAAAAACGGCGATAACGCCATAAACAATACCGTCGACTATGTAAATGAGTTCATACAAAAATTAAGCGAAAATTTAAAGACCGCTCAAAATAAGGATGCAGTTGAATACATAAACACTGCATTGCCGCAACTTAAGAATATAAGCGAAAGCCTGCGCACAAAGAGAAACGAAATTGACGCATATCTCAACGGGGACGGCACTTCTAAGGCAACAAATCAATCAGCCGGTGCTAAACTGCCGGAAGATAGTCTTGCGGAAGCAACGGATGATGTTGAACGCACCAAGGCAGAACATGGCAATCAGCAATTGACTTCCTCCGACAGCAATGCTATAATTGAAAACGAGCAAACACAGCCGGAAACTCAGACCACATCAAAGGTTGAAGCATACAAGCAAAAGCTTAGAGACGCACAGACAAGAGGTGAATTTAGAAGTGTTGAGGAAATTCTCGGCAATCCGGATTCCGACATTCATTATTCCGACCTCACAGACGCTGACCGCGACGAGATTTACAAAATCTCTGACGAGAAACAAATAGAGTTCAACAGAAAAGAATACGAAGCCCAAAACGCGGAATCGCGCACACTGGTCGATAACGCAGTGCGAAGCATAAAGGACGGCAAATTCGACAATAAAGGAATCACAAATGATGCATTGGCGTTCTATGACGAAAACGGCAACAAGAGAGAAACTCACATAGTCAATCAACTCATGAAAGATTTCGGCATTGAAGTTCCTCTTGCAACGCAAGGCTGGTTCAATAAACGCTTGATATCTTTCAGGTACGAAAACGGTGCAAGTGTAGTGCGAGCAGACCTCAAGGGCGCAAACGGCAGAACACTCAAAGTGCCGGACAATGTTTATAACTATCTTGATATACTCGGAAACAAGATACGCGAATCATCGCCTGACACAAATAATAGCAACGCGGAAAGCGCAGCTACTGTGCCCGCAGCCAACAACGAAGTTCCCGAAACAACGCCGGCTCAGACAGCAACCGCCGCAGAGCAGAACATTGCCAAAGAACCAGAACCGAATGCAACCCCGTCAGCACCCGCCGAGACTGCCGAAACGTCAACTACTGCCGCAGAATCTCCCACGACAGTCACGAGCGACGGTACAGCCGAAACCGCGCCTGCAAAAAACAAAGACTTTTATTTGATTTACAAAGCGTCGAAGCACTCAAAGACCGGAGAACCGCTTGACGTATTCGAGATAAGCGGCGGTTATCTTTCATCCGAACAGTATAGCAAACTGAAAAATGAGTTTGAAAAGCTCGGCGGTTACTATAGTAAATATGCAGGCGGTTTTACCTTCAAGTCCGGCACAGGCTCATCCGACGAAAGAATAAATGCCGTGAAGCAATTCGCACACGTTCAGGTTAATTCGCTTCATGATATGCCTAAAGGAAAAGAACTGATAGGTACCGAGTACAAATTCGGGAACTCAAACGCGAAAGTGGTTGACTATATCGACAACGGCAAATACGAAGATGAATACGTTGTTGAGATAGACGGCATAGGCAGACAGAAGATGAATTACAAGGGAGTGGAGAGAGACATTGCACAGTATCTGAGCGATAATCCCACTAAGAATACGCAAGCCACAGATACTGCCGCAAGCACAGAACAAACACTCGATATGCTCAAGAACGCTCCGAGCGAAACAACAACAAGAGAAACAACAGAAAAGGAGATAAAAAACAATGGTATCAACTTGGAGAAAGAGAATAGACCTGATGTTCAAGGATTACGCCCCGAAGTGGAGGAAACAGCTCCGCAAGGAGAAGGAGTACGAGAAACTTCTGGACGAAATGGCGGAAAGAGCGGAGGAGACGGAACTCGATTACCTCGAGTGGCTGACGGAGACACAAACGCCGGAAAAAGTGTACGAAACGGAGAACCCGACATTTCAGCAAAGAGCGACACAGGAACTGATGAACGAAACGACAGCGAGGGACATGACGTCGGAGGGGATATCACAGATGTTGACACAAGTGGAAGAAAGCCTGTAAGCGAAAAACAGTCGGCGAAGAAACCCGTTAACTTCTCATTTGACACAGAAACACGCAAGTATATCAATACGACACGTCCAAAGACAGCAGACAACATCGAAGCGATAAAAACTCTGTTCCAAATCGAAAAAGAGAACAGACCTGCGACAGCTGCTGAAAAGAACGTACTCGCAAAATACAAAGGTTGGGGTGGTTTGGCTGACGCATTTGCAAACTACTCAATAAACAGAGAACTCAAGGAGATGTTGAGCGAAGAAGAATATAACGCCGCCAAACGCTCTACGCAGAACGCACATTACACTTCCCTTGATGTAATAGAAGCAATGTATAAAGGACTTGAACACATGGGATTTACAGGTGGAAATCTGCTTGAACCTTCCATGGGTACAGGTAACTTTTTCGGTATGCTTCCGAAAGATATTGCCAAGAAGACGAAGCTCTATGGCGTTGAGATGGACAGCATCACTGGAAGAATCGCTCAAGTCCTTTACTCGGATGCAGATATCAAAATAGCACCTTATCAAGATGTTAGATACAATGATGGTTCATTCGACGTTGCTGTCGGCAATGTGCCGTTCTCGTCAACAACATATCCATACAAGGGCGAGAAACATATGCTGCACGATTACTTCTTTGTAAAGACGCTTGACAAGGTAAAAGACGGTGGAATCGTAATGTTTATCACCTCCACAGGAACGCTTGACAAAGCAAACCCCAAAACAAGAGATGCTATTGCAAAGCAAGCCGACCTTGTAGCTGCATTCAGACTTCCGAACAATGCATTCAAAACAAATGCCGGAACAGAAGTAACTACTGACATTGTTGTTCTTCGCAAGCGTCCGAAGGGCGTTTCTCAATCGGATGAAACTTTCTTCTCTCTGGGTGAAATTGACGGAATACCGATTAACGAATACTTCGTCAGACACCCCGAAAACATTCTCGGCAAGCTTGTTTCCGAAAAAGGAATGTATGTAAGCGAGAGAACTCAAGTAAGAGCTGATGACCGCGATTACAGCAAAGCTCTGACGGAAGCAATGAATAGTTTGCCAGCTGATATAATCAAAACGGACATGACTAAATCCGAAGTTAAAATCGAAAATGATACTCAAAAATCACGGTTTATAGATTCGGATAAGGGTGTGGTGTTTTATAACTCGTCAACAGGAGAAGTCACTGAACTGTCAGGTAAAAAAGCAGATAAAGCAAAGCAGTTCATGCGTGTCAAGGATGCGTATAACGGAGTTATCAATATATCTAATAACCCTAACTCAACACAAGAAGAGCGTCAAGCAGCAAGACAAAACCTCGAAGAGACATACAACGCATTTACCGAAAAATACGGCAGTCTCAACAGCAGAGGTGCAAAGTCAGACCTTCGCGGCGACGCGGAGTATTGGATGGTATCAGGGCTTGAGAAAAAAGGAAAATCGCTGGGAGAGTTTGAAAAAAGCGACATTTTCACAAAAGACCTATATAAAAAGCAAGTTCCGGAACACGTAGACAGTGCCCATGATGCACTTGCCGTTTCAATATCAACCCATGGCACAGTTGACCTTGATTATATGTCAAAGCTCACAGGACAGTCAAGGGAAGTCGTAACGTCAGAACTTTCAGATGCCATTATCGAAACACCCGATGAAGGTTGGCAGCTTACAGCATTGTATCTTTCAGGCAACATAAGAGACAAGATAGCCACCGCCGAAAAAGCCGCAAAGAGCGATTCCAAATTCACGCGCAATGTTGAAATGCTAAAAGCAACTCTTCCGCGCCAGCTGACCGCCGATGAAATAACTCCCAAGCTCGGCGCGGCATGGATTGAACCGTCTTATTATGAAGATTTTGCGTATTCAGTCTTTGGAAGAAAGCCTAAGTTAAGTTACGACACGACAACAGGTACATGGGTAGGCGAGATTATCCCTTATGCATACTCTCCCAAGTATGGTGCAGAAGCGATGAAGCTGCTTGTACCCACAATGAACCAAAAGCAGCTTACTGTCAGAGTTGACGGAAAAGTAGACCTCCAAGCTACAGAGCAACAAAGACAGCGTCAAGCAATGTTGAGAGAAGAGTTCAACGGATGGATTTTCGCTACTCCTGAACGACGCAAAGCTCTTGAAGATAAATTCAACACCTTGTTCGCAAGCTGGAGAGGTGCTGACTTCAATAAAGTTGGAGAGTATTTGTCTCTTGAAGGTGTAAATCCTGAAATTAAGTTGCGCGAATATCAAAAAGGCGCAGTTGCACGAGTTGTATTCGGTGGAGACACACTTCTCGCTCACGGAGTTGGAACCGGCAAGACTTTTGAGATGATTGCTTCCGCAATGGAAAGCAAGCGTCTCGGAATTACTCATAAAAACCTTTTTGTAGTTCCGAACAATAAAGTTTCTGATTTCCAGAGCGATATTCATAAACTTTATCCGAGTGCAAAAGTTATGGCTGTGGGCGAAGCAGACTTTACTAAAGACCGTCGTGCCGCAATGATTTCAGCATTGGCGACGAACGACTATGATATTGCCGTTATAGGTCACTCTCAATTCGGATTCATTCCGGTTTCAAATGAAACAAAGCAAAATGCGCTCAGAGCTCAAATTGCGGAAATAGAAAATACTGTTTCCGGAATGAACTCATACCAAGACAGAAGAACAGTAAAACAACTCGAAAAGGCAAAAGAATCCCTCGAAAACAAACTCAAAGAGCTTTCAACACGCAAAGACGATACAATCAACTTTGAATCTCTCGGTGTCGACGGCTTGTTTGTTGATGAAGCGCACAACTTTAAGTCTCTGACATACTATACCAAGTTGAATGTTGCAGGTGCTAATGCGGGCGGTGCTTCTCAGCGCGCTCAAGATATGTTCGAAAAAACTCAATACCTTCACGACATTCACGGACGTGTTGTGTTTGGCACTGCAACACCTATCACCAATTCAGTCGCGGAAATTTACAATATGACGCGGTTTGTAAATCCCGAAATTCTGAAGGAGGCAGGAATTGAATCTTTTGACGCATGGTCTGCAAACTTCGGCAATATTGAATCCAAGGTTGAAATCTCGCCGGACGGAATCAGCTTCCGCGCAAAAGAACGTTATTCCAAATTCTCTAATGTAAACGCGATGATAGGTATGTTCAGACGTTTTGCCGATGTTCTTAGGTCTGATGAAGTGTTGAAAGACCTGCCGAAAGCAAAACGCGTAACGGTAGAATGCGAATCGAATGATTACCTTGAGAAATATCTCGGTGAAATTCAAAGCCGTGTTGACGCGCTTAAAGGTTCAGCAACGAAGAAAGACAATATGCTTCTCGTTACCAACGACGGAAGAGCGGCAGCTATTGACCTTCGATTAATCGCAAAACAGATTGGTGTTTCACCGTCCGAGTTGGATTTGGATGGAAGCAAAATCAACAAAACCGTTGAGAATGTTGTTGAAGAATACAAAAACAGCGCAAAACAAAAGGGAACGCAGCTTGTTTTCCTTGACTACGGAATGAGCGACGACCAAGAGAAACGTTACGGCGTTGACCTTTACTCCGACCTTATAAAAAAACTGACATCGAAAGGAATACCGTCAAACGAAATCGTTCGTCTCGATAAAGTTGACAACAAAAACCTGGAAGAACTTTACAAAAAAGTCAACAACGGAGATGTGAGAGTGCTTATAGGTTCAACCGCACGCATGGGCGAAGGTCTGAACGTACAGAAACGTCTCGTTGCGCTTCATCATTTGAATCCTCCATATAGACCGTCGGACATTGAACAGCGCGAAGGAAGAATAATACGTTTCGGCAACGAAAACAAAGACGTTAGAATATACCGCTACGTTCAAAAGAGGTCCTTTGACAGCTATATGTGGCAAATGCTTGAAAGAAAGCAGGTTATGATTAACCAAGCTATGAGCGGAGGGGATATAAACGAGCTTGACGACGTCGACGAATTTGTTCTCTCTGCGGCAGAAGCCAAAGCTCTTGCATCCGGAAACCCTCTTCTCCTTGAAAAATCAGAACTCGACGACAAGTTCTCTAAGCTGTCGACCGCACGAAGCGTATACCTACGCTCTGTCTATAATGCTCAGGATGTTATTGCGTCTTATCCGGCACACATACAAAACACAAAGCGCAACATTGACAATGTACAAGAAACTGCCAAAATCATAAATTCAAACCCGTTCAAAGGCGATTTTGAAATTGAACTAAAAGGCAAGAAATACACCGAGCGAAAAGCGGCTAACGAAGCTCTCGCCAAAATACTTGCAGACGGCAGATACGGCATGAACAAGACTTATGAAATCGGCACTATTCGTGGTTTAAAGTTGTCGTTCATGCAGGAAGGGCAAACCATCCGACTGTATCTTGACGGCGCTGACAGAACGCAAATAGAAGCCGGTTCAAACAACATTGCAAGAATTGTTAACGCCATTGACAAAGCAAGCAATCCTGAAACGCAGATTTCATCAATGCAAAGTCACGTCGAACAACTTGAAAAAACATTGTCAGACGCAAAAGACCTTGTGAAAAGCAAATTCCCCCAACAGGAAGAATATGATGCTACTCTTGCGAGATTGAATGAAGTAAACGCACTGATGAACGAAGCCGCCGGAGTTATAGCCGGAGGTGAAATTATCGACGATGAAGGAATGGGCGATGATTTTGACGATGTGGGCGAAACGGGAAGCAAAAAAAGCAAAGATAGTGCAGAATCCCAGATACTACAGTCAAAAACAAAAGGCAAATGGGGCAAAGGCGATAAAGATGGCAACAAGCTTAAATCCCTGAACGACCTCAAAGAAGAAGCACATAGAATGTTCGGCGTAGAAATTAATACCGGCAAGATAGGCGGAAGAGGTGCGGAAGGTATCTATAATACTCACGCCGGAACTATAAGGACAAGAGTTCACGGAGACCTGCCGACAATAGCGCACGAACTCGGACACCACTTTGACAAAAAGTATAATCTTGTCAGCATGGACGGAGTGGAAGAACTTGTTGACTATTTTCGTGACGAGCTTGAAGAAGCCGATTATAACGAATCACTGTTTCCTTATGAAGCCGTTGCGTACTATTTCGCCGACCTTATGAGAAATCAAAAGGAAACCGCAGAAAGGTTCAAGACATTCACAAGCGAACTCGGAGCTGCGCTTAAAGGCTCTGACGCAAAACACCTTCCCGAGTATATCAATATGACTAATGAATATTTTGCGGCTGACAGAATCAGACGAAGAGAAGCCCAGATACACTATAGACACAAGGACAACTCTTTCCTCGGCAACGCTCAGTTCCAAGTTGATACATTCAGAAGAAATCCAGCGGCATATACAGGACGGCTTTCAAGAAAGTTTATCCGAGATTGGTTTGATGATGTTATTGATTTAAAGAATTTCGGCAGAGCTCACGACCTCGCTTTTAAAGAACGTGCTGCGAACAGCATTATAAGCGGCAGACTTAATATAGCATTCACCGACAATAACGGTGCTGTAATAGGCAAAAGCCTTGCGAATGTTCTTGAAGAGGGTGGAATTAACGACTTAAACGCAAAATCATTTGATGCTTATCTCACCGCAAGAATAGCGCTCGACAGGATTGAAGCGGCGGAGAAGAACAACAGTATCGGTTCAAAAGTTTATGCTGATACCGAACTCCAAAACAAAGATAATCTCATTAGCGACATACAAACCTATGAATTGAAGAATCCGACATTCGCGGATACAGCAAAAGGCGTGTATGAATACGAGAACCACCTTCTTGACGTTGCAGTAGATTCAGGCTTGATATCAAGCGACTTGTCAGAAACGTTGAGAGAATTGTACCCGCATTATGTTCCGTTGTATAGGTCTATGCGTGATTCATCCGGTGCTTCATCCGGCAGAGGTGACAAAACGCCGAATTCCGTAGTGAAGAGATTCAAAGGTTCTGGACGAGACGTGAACTCTCCGATTGAAAACATCATGTATCAAACTGCGGGATGGACGAAAGCTATTCTTCAAAACGAAACCAGAAAAGAAGTGTTTGACTACATTGACAGCAATGAGGATATGGGTATTTGGGCTGAAAAAGTTCCTGCTTCAAAATTCCGCGACACAGTAAACACGGATGAAATCGCAAAGAAGATTGCACAGTTTGATTCCGATAAGATAAAGAATTTAAGTGCCGACGACAGAGCTGAACTTATCGAGGATATCATGAAGACAATCGGAAGTTCAACGGGAATGTGGAAAAAAAGCCAGTATCAAGGCAAGAACGTTGTCAGCGTAATGCGCAACGGTCAGCCTGAATACTACGAGATTCACGACGACGGTCTGATGGATGCACTCACATCGCTCACTCCGAAACAAATGGGAATTGGAATGCGTATATTCTCAGCCGCTACGAATCTGTTTACTTCTCTCACAACAGGAACGAATCCGAGGTTTGGATATACCAACTTGCTGCGAGACGAAAAGACAGGCTATATCTACTCCGAGACAAGGAACAATCCGTTTGCTTATACTCTTGATTTGTTTAAGGCTTTCGGTGAAGCGGTCATGGAATCTCCGGATTACAAATCCTATCTCGCAAATGGCGGCGGTTACACTGGCGCGTTCACAATGAACATGAGCAATTTGAAACACGAATACAGAAATGTTGTCAAATCAAGCAACCAACTGAAACGTGCTCTTCAATCAGCTCTCGGTTTTGTCCCGCACGTTATTGATTCAGTAGAATCAGCTTCGAGATATGCCGAATATAAACGTACTTTGAAAGAAGGCGCGAATGCTCTCGATGCTCTCAGAGCTTCACAGAACATCACAGTGAACTTCCAACAAGGCGGTAAATATTCCAAAACCATCAACAAGTTCATCCCGTTTTTCAATGCAAGTATGACGTCATTGTATCAAAACGTAGACCGTCTCACAAACGGAGTAAAACGTCTCTTGATTAAATGGCTGGCAGTGAACGTTGGAATGGCGATTATAAACATAGCGTACAATGAGTTCAGTAAGCACATACTTTCCGACGATGACGACCCAGATGAAGCATACTCAAGACTTTCGGCGTATAACAAATTCGCGAACTGGAATTTCTATATAGGTGACGGTCAGTTCTTTAGAATCCCTAAAGACCGCGCACTTATGCTTCCGTCAACCTTGATTATGGCTATATACGAAAAATATGTACAGGAAAATCCAGACGCGTTCTATAAATACGGCGAGTATATAATCGAATCCATCCTTCCGCCCGGACCTCGCGACATGACTATCTTCGGTTCATGGTTGGACATTGCCAAAAATGAAACTTTCACAGGCGCTCCGATTGAATCTAAAGCTGACAGATACAAGTCGAGAGAAACAAGATACGACGGAAAGACTTCAAAATTTGCAATAAAGGCAGCGCAAGTATTACCGCTATCTCCGAAGCAGATAGACTATTTAATTGATGACAACACAGGATGGGTGGGAGACTTCGTCATTAACCTCACAAAGTCGGAAGGAACATCGCTGAAAGAAGTCGCAGACCTTACCGACACAAGCAAAAAGTCTTTCCTGAAAGGTTTACCAGTTCCGAGCGTTATGATGCGCGATAGCGTTTACTCAAACGACATACTTAACAAGTTCTATGACACAAGCACAAAGTATAGCCAAAACGCATCTTCTTACAAAGCATTGTTGAAAACAGGAGGATTGAAAGAAAATTCAAAGTATACTTTCTATGATACATATGGAAAGTATAAGTACGATAAAATCACAAGTCTTTGCAATTCAGTGCTAAACATTATTAAAGCAGATACAAACTCTGATTCAAGCAGACAAACTCGCTGGCTTTTGAACACATTAATCAAGTCTGTCAACGAAACAGAAGCTACTCAGCTCGACAAGGATGTTGCGGCACTTGCAGAGGAAACCGGATACTCTTTGCAAGAGATAGCACCGTACATTGTGGTTCCCGAATCCCTGAAAGATTCAGCAAAAAATGTTTATGCTCTCGACGCTAACGATATGATGAATTATTATACCGAATCGCAGATTCTACTTGAATATTGGTACAAGGAAGCTCTTTCGTCGGGATATGATGATAAATCGGTAGCCGGAGCACTCGAAGAGCTGAAAAAAGAAATCAAACAGGCAATGGACGAGCGTTATTTAGCAATTTTACAGCAATAACACCTCCAAACAGAAAAAGGCAGTCGATGAAATACTCGATTGCCTTTTCTAATATTTTTATTGTTTTCGGCACGAAGCTGTTGTATTTTCCAGTTGCCGGTGATATAATAGCCTTGACTGTATGGGTGAAACAAAATCGAAAGGAATAAAATCATGGCAACACCCAAGAAAACAAAAAACGGATGGACAATTCTCGTTTATGCCGGGATAGACGAGAACGGAAAGAAGAGGTATCAAAGACTAAGCGCACCGACAAGAAAAGAAGTGGAAAAGCTTGCGTCGGAATTCGACAAAGAAATGGACGGACACAGCGCGTCGAACATCACAATGACCGTAGGAGACGCTGTAGACGCGTATATAGCCGCAAGAGAGACAGCAGGATATTCACCCAAGACAATACGCGAATACAAGGCATACAGGCGCACAGCACTTCAAGGATTGGTTGACATTAAGCTTTACTCCGTGACAGACGAGATGATTCAAAAGGAGATAAACAAAGCCGCTGTCGGCCACTCACCGAAGTCTGTCTCTTTGTGGTGGGGACTGTTCGGAGCGGCAATACGCCAGTACAGAAAAGGATATGCCCCGTCTGTGCTGTTGCCAAGCGTGAAGCGAAAGCCCGTAGAAGTGCCGGACGAAACGACAATAAAGAAAATGTTCGCGGAGCTGAAAGGAGACCCGCGCGAAGTCCCGATTATACTCGCTTCCGTGTGCGGTATGAGAAGAGGGGAAATATCCGCACTGGATTTAAAAAATGATATCGACTATCAAAAAGGACTTGTGTATGTAAACAAGGCATATACAAGAAACGAGAACAACATATTTGAACTCAAAGAACCGAAAACCGAAGCTGGCAAAAGAGTTATATCAATTCCGCAGTGGGCGGCAGAAAGACTTTATGTTTACTCAAACAAACATAATTTCAAAATGTACAACCCCAATCAGATAACACAAATGTACGCGCACGTCAGAAAAAAGTATAACCTCACCTGTACCTTCCACGGTTTGAGACATTACTACGCGTCAATCATGCTTGCCCTCGGAGTACCAGATAAGTACGCAATGGAAAGAATGGGACACAGCACAAATTCAATGCTCAAGCATTACCAAGAATCGGTAAAAGAAAAAGATATTGAAATCAATAACGCAATGAATGACTACTTCTCTCGATTAGATGAGACAACAAAAAAGACAACAAAATAAATTGTGAACGAAGAAAAACAATAGAAAAAGTGAGCTATAACGAGAAAAAGAGAGTTGTCAATACAATTTTTGCTGGTTCGAATCCAGTCACTCCGATGACAAAACTCTCGGTATATTCGCTATATCGAGAGTTTTTTGTTGCTTATTTATAGTAAAATTGCTATTACACATCGAATGTTCGTGTAATAGCTACCGAAATACTACAAAATTTTGTATTTGCATTTCCGTGAAATACAATATTTTTATTCTCTACAAATACCCCGAGACAACAAAAAGACAACAAGTTAGACAACAAATCATTAACAATAATTTCCATACAGTCAAAAACAGGAGCTTTTTACAGCTCCCGTTTTTTTATTTTGCGATACACTTTCTGTAGACTGCTATCTTGTTTGAAACCGCGTCTTCGTCATCAAGAAAGTCATACGCTATTTTTGCGTAGAAGTCAGGATTGTTAAGTCCGAATTCCTGCGCTGTGTTGTAGTAGTCCGAGTATGCCATGTTCATAGCCGCATAGAACGCTGTAGGATTACAGTCATAGCTGTGCTGCTTGCGTACATGTTCGGTCTGGTCGTAATTCCAGTGTTCACCGCGTGAGCCGTCGGAATTTCTCATGCTGTGTGTCCATTCTTCGGCATCTTCTATTGTGAGCCGTCCTATACGCTCGCCCTTGCCGTACTCTTTCATCTCGCGTTCGTAGTCTTCGAGACAGTCAAGACAAGATACAGTGTCCGATATAATCTCTATGTTGTGAGCATTAACAGGCATGTCCATGTATTCGTCAAGACGTTTGCGAAGCTTTTCCTTGTATTCGTTTATGTTCATTATCATCTTATTGTCCTCCCGCGCTGATGTATCTGTATAGCGAATCAATGTCGTTCTCCGTGAAGACAATACCCGCAAATTCTATCTGCCCCGTCTTGTGAATCGCGTCTTTCGCCTGATTGTAAACCTTGTCAAGGTCGATGTTGCCGTTTTCATCAAAAAGCGTTGCAAACATATCATCTTTTGTCAGTGAAGTTATTGTGTCCGTTACCTTTTGATTTATTTGAGGAATCAGAAAGTACACCGCGAATTTCTTTACACCGACAGCCTTTTGAGCAATCTCGGTATCGATATAGTTTGCCAGTCCGCGTTGAATCTGCTGTACATTAACTATCATAGCGCACACTCCTTAGCAATAAGCTCTCTCAATCATAATGTTGGATACTGCTGATGTAAGAGCTGCACCGGTGTTCTCAACCTGAATTGCAAGAGGAAGATTAACGGGAAGAGAAGCGCAGTTGCCGAACGCACGAACCATAAACGGTATTGTCACATTGACTGTATCACCCACAGCAGCAGCCGTCGCACTGCCTATGTACACCGATGTGCCGCCGACGTTGAGCGAGAATGAAACAAGTCCGGCAGCGGCAGAAATGGCAGATACATTATATGTAACTCTGTAATATCCCTGTTCAGTGATATTCACTGTGTCCGCGCCGGAAGTTGTCACTTCAAATGTCTGACAGCAGTTTGTACGAGGACATACGCGCCTTGTGATGCTGCCGAGCGGCATGAGAGCATTGGCGGCAACCGCCTGAATATTTTTGTTTGTGAGCTGAATCATTCTGTAATTCATATTTATATCTCCTTGTTATAAAAAATTGGGAGAGCTGCCGCCCTCCCTGAATCTGTATTGAGCGGATTGTTTAATCCATTACTTACATATTGCCGTTGCAAGTTCCACAGCCTGTGTTGCAGATAACTCTCTGCGGTACTACCGTCTGAGTTATTGCATTCACGGCAGCGGTTACGGAATCAACCTGTCCTTTAAGAGTAGTAATGCCAGTGGTGGTAGTTGCATTGATAACAGCCTGTTCAGTCCACTTTGCATTCTGTGTTTCTCTAAGGTCTTTAATCTGTCCGTCAGTCCACTTGTAAAGGTCAAGAATCTTCGCGTCCGTAGACTGTTCTGCTTTGAGCTGAGCTATCTCCATATCCTTTGAGTAATTCTCACGGATGAGGTTTATCTCGCAGGATGTGACTTTTCTGTCCGCTTCAAGCTGTCCGCTGTTGGAAGCAGAATTCACAAGCGCGGGAATAGCAGCCATAGCGGCGATTGTGGCAGTGTCAGACGGTTGTCTGTTGCCCCCGAGAATACCGCCGAGAATGTTTCCTGCGCCGCCGTTAGCGACAGCAAGTCCGCCGAGAGTTGTTCCGATTATGCCAAGTGCAGTAGTGCCTTTTCCGGCTACCCATTCAGCCATTTTCAAATACCTCCGAAAATATATTTATCACCGAACGTTGCGCACCGCCCGAAGACATACAAAAAAATCTCTCTGTATCTGATACCATTGTACCATCGCAGAGAGATTTTTTCTTTCGTTATTTTTGCGTTTATTTTGCGTTTATTTTGCCTTGTTTTTGCAAGAGACGGACGAGCCGTATCAGTGCCGGTTTGTGCCACTTTGAAACCGTCGAGTAATCGCGCCCGACAGCATCACACACGTCCTCCAGACACCCGCGCTCCACATAGAGGATTTTGAGCAGCCGTTTGTACTCCGGTCGGAGATTGCACTTGTCGATAGCCGAGGATATCAATTCCGTATCGTCTATCTCCTGCACCGCGTTTTTCTGCCGCACGTGCTCCGTCAATCTTTACGCCTCCTTGTCCTCGCTTTCTGCTGATTCAATAATGCTTTTCACGCCCTCCGCGTCAATCCGTGCCGCGTCAACTTTGCTCTCGCCGTAGATGTAGCCGATAATTGAGGATATAGCCGTAATCGCACCCGCAACCTTGCCCGCAATCTCGCCGTAGTCGCTCTCACCCACGCCAAACGACATTGCCACGCCGATAATGATGCCGATGATTGTCACCCACAGTTTTCTTGAGGTCAGCTTCTGCTTCCAGTTGATTTTGTTGTCCATATTATTCTCCTTTTTCGTCTTCATAAGTTATTTCTTCCTCTCCGTAATCGGAGCGATATTCTTGTTTGATTTTTTCACGATTTTCCATTGCTGACTTGATGAGATATCCCACCACGCCGCAGCCCATGGGAGCGCCGATGTATGTCAGCAGTCCGTCAAGAGATGCCATGTCTGGAGCGATTATCAGCTGCACCACAAGATAGCACATTCCGAAAACCGCACCCACAAACCACAGCTTCACAATTGCGGACAGCGTTCTCTTTGAGTATTCAACGTCTTTCTTTTTCATGACTGCGTTAAATCTGCGTTAAAACGCAATAATGTTGTTGACCGCACGACTGCCGCCCGTTGACCGTCTCTTGATTCCCTCGACACGGATGTACGAGCCGCCGCCGTCAAGAGCAATAACGTCTTCAAAACCCTCGCCCTGTATCTTTCGCCAAACCTCGCCGGACTTGATGTAGTTTGCCGAGGTAGTTTTGAGAGTGAGTACCCATATCTCGCCGTTTCGGATTCCGAGCATATTTCGCGACGTGCCGTAGGTGGTGGAGCTGTCCCAGCCCTCCGCGTTAACGTAGCTCATGTCGACAGGCTTTCTGTCAATCACGACAGGTACTCCGCTGACGGCGTACTTGATTCCCGACGGGATTTTGTCAACGCGCTCGATTGTCGGCTTGCCGGAGTACGGCACGAGCAGGGTAGATACCTTTTTGCCCGCAAACTGCTTCGTCGCGTTGTCGGCGATACTGTACACAAGGTGGTTGCCGTAGACGTGTTCAAAAAGATTGTCCTTTGCCGCCGCCGGAATGTCCTTGATGTCGCAGGCAAGGTTAGCGACAGGGAGCGTGTACACCTTGCCGTCCTCCGAGCGGTAATTTGCGAAGAAGCCGCCGTTGATGTATCTCTTCACACTGCCTTTGCGCTTGTCCGCGTCATGATAGATTATCGCAAAGTCTTTGGCGCGGGTGTATGTGATTCCATCCTTATCGTAGCTGTCCTTTGTGTTGGTATTGCCCTTTTTGCCGGACACATCGAGACTGATGTTTGTGTTCACGTTTTTTTCTCCTTTTGATATAGGTTTTATGTTGTACTGCCCCCACTCGTTAGGTATGCCGAGATAGGGAGTAGGGTCTACGGATTCACCGTTTTTCCTCACCTCAAAGTGACAGTGACTGCCGAAGGAGTAGCCGGTGTTGCCCTCGATTCCTACCACATCCCCCGCCTTGACCTTTTGCCCGACTTTAACCTTTCGCGCCGCCATGTGACACATAAAAATCCTAAGTCCGTCCGGCGTGTCTATGCGAATGTAGTTGCCCCACTGCCATGTAAGATTGCTCTTATCCGTGATGATTGTCGACGAGCCTATCACTCCGTCACAAGGCGCAACAAGCGTTTTGTCCGTGCCGCTGAGGTCTACGCCCTTGTGATAGTCTCGCTGTCCGTTGAGTGTGCGCCAGCCGTAGTGTGATGTGAGCGTAACCTTGCCGCTCTTGTAAGGCAGATTCATTTTCATTCCGCGTCACCTCCGTTGTGCGGCGGCTCTGTCGGCAGTGCCATGAGCTCATTGTAAAGCTGTGTTGCGACGTCGTTGCCGCGGAGCGCGTGATAAGCCGCATAGGCGCGTTTGAGAGCTTCCTTTGCATATATCGGGCAATATCCCCTGTCGAGATACTTGTCGTGATTGCGGATTATCTCTGCGCGGAGAAGGCACTTTAAACCTTCCTCGAGCGCACTTTCACGCTTTTTTCGCAGCTTGATGTATGTAACAGCCCACGTTACCGCTCCACCGCAGACAAACGGAACCGCCCACTTGATGATTGTCTCTATTAGCATTTTTCATTCTCCTTATCCAAGCGGATTTATTACATTTATTGCCGCTTCCGAAGCCGTAATGGTGAAATAATATACTTCGATTGTCCGCATAGCTCCTGTTGAAGTCTTCTCAAATAGTGATGACTGATACGTTAACACACAGCCCATTTCGATAGTGACGGGAACTTGCGATATTACTCCGATTAAATCACCAACTTTGCAGTCGATATTCTCCATGTCTTTTTCCATGGTTTTGGTGCCGCCGGGATGTATGATTATCTTGCCGAATTCAGGCGAGTCGCCGATTTTTAACGACGCTGCTTTTCCGCCCCCACCCGTGGGAATCGCACGGATACAAGCAGGCAAGTCCTCGATTTTCGCTCCGCTGGCGACCGTGCCGCCTTTTGCGGTTATGGCAGAGATAATGTCGTTTTTCGCTTTCGATATCCGCGTTAAATTTGTTTTAATTTCAGTTATACCTGCCATATTTCACCTCATATAGCCGCCAGAGCCGCGCGGATATCGTCGGTAAGAGATACCGTGCCGGTGCCGTCGTGATAACCTGCGGGGATGGTTACGCTAAGCTTAGTAAGTCCGTCGATGGTAAGCTCCTTCGCACCCTGATTAACCATAGTACCTTCAACAGCCACGCCTGTGCTGTCGACAAAAACAGCTCCGTCAAGCACTTTGTCTGCGGTTGCCGTTACGCCGGACACGTCCTTGTACTTAGCAGGAATGGCGGCTACTGTAACCTTAGACAGCACCTTTCCCGCGGTCGGCGTAATGTCCTGCGCCTTTTCTGTCGGAGTAGCGGTCTTTGTCTCGATTGTGATTGATACCTTGCCTGTGCCGCTGTGATAGCCTTTAGGGACGGTGTAGGACGTATCTGTCACGCTGAGCGACTTTTCAACAGCTCCGTTGTTGGGCATTGTACCCGCAATAGTAGTACCATCCGCTCCGACTATGGTCTTTGTAGCAAGCACATCACCTTCCGTTGCCGTGACGGCTGACGTGTCGTTAAAATTGTCCGGTATCGCATTAACCGTCACTCCGGATAGCGCATAATATCCCGCATCCGGTGTGACCTGCTGCTGCTTTTTGGTCGGCGTTACAGTCTTAGCCTGCGTGTTGTAGTTGCCGCCGCCCGAGACACCTTGCACAGTGCCGCTGCCGTTGTGATAACCTTTGGGGATGGTGTAGCTCTCGCCTTCCTTAACCTGCGCCGACACAGCACCGTTATTGTCTATGCCGTCGACTGCCGTAGCACAGTCCGCAAGTTTTGCCGTAGCCGCCACAAGTCCGAGTGCGACAAGCTTTGTGCGTATAGTGTTTCGCGCGTTGGTGAGTGCCGTCAAAAGTTCTGATGTTGTTGCTGCCATTTTCGATATCCTCCGTTAAATAATTGCAAGTAATGCGTTGATGTTTCCCACGACGAGATTAACCCCCGCCGATGTGATAGGTTTGGTGTTGTCCTGCTCGGCGCTATCGGTAGTATCTACTGACAATACGCCGTCTTTCGTGATTGATAAGTTTTTTCCGACAGTGACAATGCCCGCTTTTTCCGTAGTCGCGATATCTACGCGCACCGGATTTTCGTCGAGGTATTTGTTTACCGCGTTCTGTATGTCTTCAGGCGAGCCGCCCCCCTCTGCGGACAGCACGCCGTTTTCGTCAACCTCCAGCCCGCCGCCGAGCGTGGAAAACGGTTTGTTCTGTACGCTGTCCCATGTGGGAGTGTCACCGCCACCTACAGCAGGGATATAATGCCACTGCCCATCCGAACCCTTCACTTTGAGCAGGTCTTTTTCTATTTTCGGCATTTGTCTAAAATCACTCCTTTAGTTATAGAATATCTCATCTTGTCAGCCAATTTCTGTTTCATTCGACTTATAGACAAGCAGGTAATTATATTGTGCGCCAGTATTGAACATGCGATAGCTATTTGTTGACGATATCGACAACACAAATGTCGTATTTGTAACTGATTCTTCAAAAGAGGCATCTCCATAAACCAAAAACTCATCATAACTATTGCCATACACCCCGCAAACGGCTATTGACTGAGCACTTTCCGGAAATCTGCTATAGCTGATTACTCCATTTAATGAAGCATTAGCATCGGATTTAGTCATTGCAACTGCGACCATCTTAAGAGAGTATCCGGAAACATTTTCATTTAAACTAATGCCCAATGTACTCTTTGAATATGGGCTTGCAGTTCCAGAAAACACCTTCACTTTGTCGTTGCTGCCACTGGATGCTCCTTCATAACTTCCACTAACCCCAAAAATCGAAACGCCTTTTTTTATGTTATCTGCGACTAAATTTGAATCCCCTGCGACAAATATATCTCCGGTGGTGTATCTGCTTGATGAAACAGCTAACTTCCTGCTGGTGCCCGGGTTAATGGTTGTTCCGGCTTGCGTTGTCATTTGCTTTGTTGTGCTTTTCGTTCCGGCAGAAACATACCCTGCGCTTTGAGTTGCCAATGCAGTAATAAGCCCATTCGTTGCAACTGTTATAGCCGGAGTTGCTTGAACTACCGACTTGACAGCTTCGACAGTAACCTTGCTAAGTCCGTCGTAAGTCGAATCGGGAGTAATTACCTGTTCGCTTGTACCCGGCGTAGCTGTCTTCTCTTGTAGTTTTATCGGGCTTACTATGATTTTGTTAAATCCGTCGTATCCCTCGCTCGGCGTTATCTCTTGTTGAACTGTTGTGGATTTGACATTTTTCTGTTGAAGTTCCGGTACTTTGGAATTTCCGTGAATCAAAATCGGCATTACGGTTCACCTCGTATAATTATCTTTATCGGAATTGTAGCTGTGTTTTTCGTCCCGAAAGCCTTAAGCGTTATACTCTTCGCGCTCTGACCGCCATCCTGTAAATTCAGCTTTCCATACTCCGTGACCTGAGAAGCAGTAGCGTCGGATGAAAGGAAAATGTCAACTACGCTGTCCGCTGTAACTCCGAGAACACTGAGTGTCTGCGTGTACGGAGCTTCACTACCAGTCCATGTTGTGCCTATATTAGCTGTTCTTACCGTCGCTTTAAACTTGTCCATATAAGCCTTTGCAACTTTGTTCTGAACAGGATTTGTTGACGTGTCGCTCATCTCGCTGTCAACCGTAATAGTCGTGCCGCCTGACGTAGGAGTGGTATACAGTTTTCCGTCCGTGCCTTTTCTGACGGGCTGAGTATCGGCGGCAGTGGCATCATCAGCCTTTATACCTCCGACAATATTAGCACCCGCACTCGGTACAGTCTCAATCTTCTTGTCAAGCTCCGCTTTTATGACTTTGTTCTGCACGGGATTGGTTGAAGAATCGGAAAGAGCGGAATCAACCGTAACCGTAGCAGACGAGCCGTCAGAGCCTTTTGAACCGTTCTTGACTGTGAATGTAGCGGTATTGCCGTTTGTCAGCGTAACAGTGATTATGTTGTCACCACCGTCAGCCGTAGACGTTGTTGTCTGCACAACAGATTGAACACCCACACCGTCAGTGCCGGAATTGCCTTTGATATTCACGGGAGCGGGATTGTCCTTGCCGCCGTCATTCGTCCATGAGATAACACCGTCCGCGCTTACCGAAGGAGTGAATGTAACGCCGTCCGCTCCTGTTCCACCGCTTCCCGAACCTATTATAACAGGGTCTCCAACAGTCTCGTCCCCACACATAAGTTGCAGTCTGCCGTTTACGTACCTCAGTTTGTCGGGAACAAGTATGTAAGTCTGCTCGCCTGTCGGAGCAATAACCACCCATACATTGGCACTTTCGGGAGGTGTCGCGCTTTCCGTTTCGCTCACGAATACGCCGCTGTCTCCGTCTTTGCCGTTTTCTCCAGGGTCTCCTTTTACGCCCTTTGCCGATATTCCTGTATCCGTCGTTCCTATATACCAGTTTCCGTTATCGCCGATGTGCGGGGTTATACCGTTGTCTCCTTTTGTTCCTTTCGCTGATATTCCCGTATCGGTGTCGCCTATATACCAGTTTCCGTTTGAACCTATGTGGGGTGTAACTCCGTCGTCGCCCTTGAACTCACCGCTTGCTACAGCGTCCTCAATGGCGTTATTTATCTCGCCCTTCACCGCGTCGAGAAGCTGAGAGAAGTTGTCTTTCGTGACTTTCTTCGTGTTGCCGCCCTTAGCCTTGTATGTGGGTTTGACATTGATTTTGCCGGGCAGGGATATAATGTTTCGCGTTACATTGTCGCTGTCGGTGACATATCCGCACAAGACGAAATGCGCAACTCCCGACACAGCCGTTGCTTCCGGCGGAACGTCTATCTCGCTTGTCGAATCAAGTAAAAGAACCTCAACGGGAGCACCGCGCACGGGATGAAACACAACCTTTTTCGATAGGTCTTTCCACCCGTCGGAGAACTCAAACGACAGCTTGATATCCCCGAAAGAACCGCTTGTGCCGCCGTCTATCGCTTCCGGTTCAAGAGCGTACTCATTCGCCCTTATCGTCTTTATTTCCGGCATCGTCTACCTCCGTTTCGATTTCCTCTGCCAGTTTGTACGCCTTTACAAGACAGTCCGCAATCGCAGAAACAGTCGTACAGCCGGTAACGCCTGTGACTGTCATTTTGTTAATCCCTTGAAACGCCGCGTCTATCATCGTCTTGCATTCGCTAATCTTTTCTTTTGTGTCCATTTCGTTCTCCTTTTATCACACCGCTTTTGTGTTATCTACTATTTTTTTGGAACCGTAATAAATGCCATCTGCGCAGAAGGAGTACTCTCCGCTGTTCAGTGATACATCGCCACTATAATAAGCCGGAGAAAGTCTTATAATGCCATTTGATGCCATCATTAGTATATCGCTAAGGCTTTTTGCAAATATCATACCATTCGCGCTTTCGAGCGAAATCGAACCTTTCGCTTCGACTTTGAACGCCACATTCTCTCTTGAGTTTGTCTCAAAATGCGGATTGTTTGTTTTTATAACCAAAGCCCGACGCTCTTCATCTGGGGAAGAAGCGCCGTTGTCACGAGTTAAGATTCTTGCCATTACAAAATCTTCATCATAATACGAGCTATAATTCATGAATTCTATTTCAGATTCAGAATTACCGTATTTATCGGCAGTTAAAGTAATTGTGCTTCCACGGATGGTTGTGTTGCCTGCTGAATCCTTGGAATAGAATTTGACATAACCATCGAGATTGATTTTGTCAGCTTTTATTACTACAGAGCTTTCGCTATTGTTCACCGCAGTGACAATAGATGCCGCCGTGACTTTGCCAGTCGTCGCGTCGGTGACATTCGCTATCATCGAAACGGTAGCCATGCCCTCTTGTGCTTCCGCGATAATGCCCGCAGTTGCAGAACTTATGAGGTTGTTTACATCCGTTGTCGTAGTATAGCTTGCAAGCATTGATATAGTAGCCATCCCTTGACGTGCTTCAGATATAATACCTGCCTTTGCGTTAGAGATAAGCCCGTTCACTTCGTCTGTTGTGGTGTACTGGGAAAGCATTGATATAGTAGCAAAATCCTTAGTTGCATTCGCCACAAATCCGGCGAGTGAATCCGTTCCCGTTCCGTTTTTCCATTCGGCAAAAGCCTTGATTGAAGCCGAGTTTTCATTAGTCTTGACTATGATAGAAGCTATGGAGTTGCCTGTTTCTGATATGAGCCGCTTCATATTGTCATCGAGATTGTCCATACCTATGTTGTACATAGCGTCAAGGTTGTCTCTGTTCTGTATGGCGAGCTGTTCCTTTATCGCCGCAAGTTCATTTTCAAGCTGTTTGAAACGGTCATTCTCTCTTCCGCTTATTTGTTTCTGTGCCTGTTTCTCTTTTTCGGGAACATTCGCTCCAAGATAATTACTCATTTTTGAAAACATCCCCTCCCCATGACAGAAGCAGCTCTATAGCAAGTATCTTTACGTCTCCGCTTCCCGCTATTCTCATCTTATGCATATAGCAGGAAGTCATTCTTATCATGCGCCGCATAAGCCTACGACCGCCCACAGACGATTCTAAGACGGCTTTTGTTGTGGTAGTGTATTTATCCTCTGGACGCATTAAATACGCTCTCACGCTTGCTCCACTTGCAATATCACACAGAACGGATACTTTCTTGATTCTGCGAACGTCAATTCTTCCGGCAGCAAAGAAATCGGTTTCAAACCACCAGTCGCTTTCATACTCTTTGCCGCCGAGTTCATTATCCGCGTTTCCTCCGGCGTTGTTGAAAGCGTCCTCGTCATAGTCGATTATTCTAATCTTGCCGTCCCTGCAAAGCGCGACAATTCCCCATGATGTGGTTGCGAACTGCTTTACGTTGTTGTCTGAGTTGAGTTTAGACCAAACACCGCTCTTGTAGGTATAAAGTCCGTCTGAAATCTGCATATACACACGGTCTTTGTACGAGCCGAACACAGCTCCGTCAAGATTCATCCGTCCGAGTTCTCCGTTTATCTTCTTCGGAGTACCGCCCGTGAATGAATACACCGATTCACCGGACGCGAAATACAGCACGCCGCCGCATTCGGTCAGCGCATACGGATTGTCACAGCCGTAAGAGCCTACGTCAACTATGCGGAACGGATTCTTGTTGTTGTAAACAAGCTGCATGAAGTCCTTTTTGAACAGCACAACGTGATTTGCGTATGTCGCTATAGCCGTAAACTTGCCGTCGGCTTTTACATTGGACTGCGACATTGACACCCACGCATTGGCGGAACTGCTTTCATCAGCTGTGTCAAGGTCGAAATCGGCATAATTGTTGAATGAAGAAGCATATACAAGGTCATCATTCACGCCGAACAGCCTTGAACAGTATACGGAAGCATATTTTATCGGCGGATATGTCTCGCCGAGAGATGCAGTCTGAAAGTTGGACGTTATGTTGAAGTCCATTGAAACACGGTCGGGATATATAAGAATCTTCCTCACATACGTTGACGCCGCTATATTTTCGGTATTCGACGCGACATTGAACTGAACCGCGTATCTTTCAGTGAAATCCTCGCCTGTTCCTTTCGCCGTGCCTATCTCTCCGGTGTATTTAATATTGCCTGGTTTAATGTAGTCAGCCTTTATCTTTCCGCCGGAGCGGTATATCACAAGAAGCACGTCGCCGAATCCGTGAATTGATATCGGTTCTGTATATGTCTTGTACTCCTTTTGTTTTAAAACCGCTTTAATCTCCGGCGGGTCTACAATAACTCCGCTCGCCCCTGTGAGCTGTCCCGTATCAATATCGTTTGTTAGGTTTAACCCACCGAAATTCCAACGGATAACGCGTGACTTGCTTTCGCCGGACGGTATGTACTGCGCACCATAGACAAATTCGTTGTTGTCTTTTGCCATGCGTTAACCTCCGTATCTCTTGTTTCGCTTTTCCGCCCAAACCTTGAAGCTCTCAAGCTGTGTGTTGTAGTCTGCAAGCCACTTTCCGGCAAGCCCGTCCTCGTTCGCGATTTTGTACGCTTCTCCGCGCAGTCTCGCCGATACCATGTCGAGAAATTCCGTCGGAACTGCAACGTTTTGATTGCCTGTTTCCGTCTTCATTATTGGTCGGAGACGGTATATAACCGTAATTTTATACGGCACTTCCGTGAGACTTAGCACAAGATTCCCGTTGTAGTCTGTGTAGTACAGATTCTTGTCAGAGAAGTTCATCACGCCCTTTATACCGCTTTTCTCAACTTGCACTCCGTCGGCATAAACCGCTATAACATCGTCATAGGTAACGGAAGCACAGCCGGAAGGGACTGTAAGCGTCGATAACATCACCGAATCGGAAGCATAGTCAATCTCTGCGGAAGCATATTCGTCAAGTATTTCGGTGTAGATGAACTGCTCGACAGTATTAAGCCATCTGTACCACGAATCAGATTGAATCTCTATCGAAATATCCGCTTCTCCGATTATCGAATTAATGAAATCGGAACACTTTACTCCGCTGTCATACATGGAAATACCCTCCGTCAAGCAGTCGTTTTCTGCTCATTCTTCGTGCATACACAGCCTTGTAAGCAAAATCCGCTTCGTTTACAAAATCGGTCTTTCTGTCGCTGTCTCCCGTGATGAGATATAACAGGTTGTCGCAAATGGCGGCTCTGTATTCGTCATATATCGGTATATCCGTGTCGACTGTTCTCGGTCGCTGATATCCCGCGCCGCCTTGTATCACTTTCGATACACCGTATTTCCCGACAAGGTAGTTTATAGTCGTGTCGAGATGAGTGAGGAAAGTATTATGAGAACAATCAGAAGTAAGAGTGACTGTATCATATAAATCCTTTACGTTCAAATCGTTCCTCCTTTGTAGAATTATACACAAACAGAAAAGGGAGTAGGGACTGTCCCTGCCCCCTTCTGCTTTATGCATGGGTTAGATTATTCGGTCTTTCTTTCGATTTCAATGCAAGTACCGGGGTTCTTGCAAATGAGTTCAAGGTAGTTTGCAAGGCAAGCACGGTATACGGACTTGCCTTCCATGAGGTTGAAAATACCGCCGCCCTGGTAAGCCATGAAGTTCCATCCAATCTGTCTAAGTTCAAACTGAGATGTGTCAACGCCCCACGCCTTAGAAGCCGGAACAAATCTCTCGTTGTAAACATCAACCTCTCTGTTGCCGTAAACAATCTTGATTGAAGCAAAACCGTTGCGGTAGTTGTTGTTGGTTACATATTGAGTATTTGAGGACTTAAGGTAGTTGAGGAAGTCGGAATAGAGGGTGTCGCCCATCATGATAAGGTCAATCTTGCCGCGTCTCATTCTCTCGGAATCCTGAATAGCCTTGTTGATGAGAACATCGTCGGGTTCTTCTGTCTTCGCAGCAGTTACTGTGTAAGAGTAGGTGAGAGGCTTAAGCCACGGATTATCAGCCTTTGTAAGACCGTAGATTGAAGTGATAGCGGAATCGTAAATAGTACCGAGACCGGTAATCTCTCTATCCTTGGAATTCTGCGTGTAGATAACCGCATTTGCACCGCAAGTGAATGTGGTGTCGAATGTAACTGTCTTTGTGGAGTGGTCGATAGCCTTAATCTGTACTCCTGCTTTAGCGACAGTGCCGCCGCTCTCGTAAATGTCGCAAGTAAGACCTTCCATGAGATAAGAGGTGTCGTTTACAACATGAGAAGCCTTAGCGGAAGTAGCCGCTGCGGCAATCGTCGCAAGCTTGCCTGAACCGTTGCCGAAAAGCATTCTGCCGACGTTCCATGCACACGCTTCATATGCCGCGTCCATCTCGTCCTTTACCGCGTCAATCATAGCCGACTTTGCGCTTCTGCCGAGCTGAATAGCCTTGTTGGAAATACGAAGCTCGTTGTACGCGTCCTTTGTGGTGTAATTGAGCTTAGAGTAAAGCGGAGCGTGTGCGTCGGGAGTGTCCTGTCCTTCCGCGCTCATACCAAAGCCGCCGCCGATACCGATTCTCGCGCCAAATTGACCCACAGAAGCATCAAGAGTGCCTTTCTTAATCTTCTGCATGAAGATTGACGGGTCAACGTTAAGCGCGTTGTTCAGAAACGGAAGATACTCGTTAAGGAGTATGTTCTGTATTCTGTTGAGGTCCTGTGTAATAGGATTAGCCATTTAATAAATCTCCTTTTCTTGAATGATTTTATCTGCCCCAGTATTTGTCGACGTTAGAGAAGAGTTCTTCTTTTGTCTGGGGTCTGTGTTCCGGAACTGCCGCGGCGTTGGTCATGCCCTGAGAAGCAGTCATTTTAGGCAGGTTTTCATTTTGCTTTTGTATGTTCTGCGCACGCCTGATTTCGAGTGCCTTTTGAGCGTCAGGGTTCGCCATTACCGCCGATACAAGTTCATCTGTCGTCATAGTCTTGTTAGGGTCTGACCTCAGCCCGCGATTGATAAGACCGCCGAGAAGTCTCGCTCTTCCTGGTTCCATCGAGCTAAACTCCGGCATAGAGCCTATAAAGCTGTCAATCTCCGCATCGTGTTCGCGGAAATCGGGGAATCTCGGGTCGTTGTATATTTGGTCTTTCGCCGCCGATACAGCAGCTTCACGCGTTCTCGCTTCGTAGTCGTCGCGCACGGGCTGCATTTCCGCCATCATCTCCTGGCGAATCATCTCGCGGAGAGCGTTCGCCATGTCAGCTTGATATTGATTCTGCGCCTGTTCCTGTTCGTCTGGGGACATATACTGAAGCTCGTTAATGTTGAGCTGAGGAAGCGTGATTGTTGCCGCCTGATTGGCAGCTTCTTCTGCAATTTGCGATTGCTCCTGCACCGCCTGTCGTGACTGTCCGAGAGACTGCACAAGCTGTGATATCTGCTCTGAGAGCTGCTGATTCCGCGCTCTTAGCTCGTTTATCATGGCAGTCTGTGGGTCTTGTGCCGGAATCTGTGTCTGCTCTGTTGCAGCCGGTATTGTTTCCTGTGCCTGCGCAGCGTCGGCGGTATCTGTAGACTGTGCGTTTTCGACAGCCGCGGCTTCGTCAGCCATAACCTGTGCGTCTGCATCTGCCTGAGCTTGTGCATCATCGGCAGCCGCTTCTTCCGCAGCTACACGGGCAAATCCGGCGTCAAGTACATCGTTAAGTGACTGATATTCGTTTTCGTCGCGTTCGTTCATTTTAATTCACCTTTCTGTTGTAGTGTCTGAGCAGCCATAGCCTTTTGCATTGCTTCTTGTTCTGCCGCCTGCTGCTGTCTTGCAAGATTCTGTTTGTGGTCTTCTATGTGCGCGTCAAACATCTTGCAGTATTCCGGCGCGCGCTTCATTAGCTGTCTGTAATCCGAGCCGAGAGCATATTTAACGTGTTCTTCGATGTGTATTGCATCATCGTCGTAAATAAATCTCTCGGGTATTACGCCGCTTTCGAGGTATGCGTTCTCGCGGTTCGCGTTCTTCCTCTGTAAATCCACTTCGGAGTATGAGGACGGCGCGTCTCGCAGGTCAAATAAATCAAGTCCCTGCTCAATAAAACGCTTGTCAATACGTCCGTCGTCTCCCGTAAGAAGTCCCGCATTAAGAGCCGCTATAAAATCCTGTCTCTTTTGGTCTTTGGAGTGCCTTAGCTCGTTTTCAGCGGCAAAATCCACGTCATACGAGTTGATATCCTCCGAACACCATGTGTAAACTCCGCCTATCTCGTCCTGTCCGGCTATCATCAGTACGCGATAACCGCTTGAGAACTCCTTGTTGAGCATGAGCCATACACGAGCCATCGAAAGCACACCGCCGCGTATGCTGTCAGCAGTAAGCGACATACGAGTTGAATCTATCTGCCGCAGGTTGTCAATCGCAGTGCCGGAAGTTACGCCGGACGGAGCCGCACCGACTACCATAAGCTGAGATACACCAGCCGTGTATTCCATATCAGACGAAAGCCTGTCAAGCATCGAATACACGATTGACGGCGGTTCGGGATAGTCTACTATCTCCGGCTTGCCGAACGATGGGTCATACACAAGCACGGAACCCGCTTCCATCGTGATTTCGTCCGCGTCCTCGTCCGTGTCGGGGTCTATGAGAGAACCGGACGGCACAAGCCACGGATTATTCGCCACAGTGTCAATAAAGTCCTGTATCTTGTTGTAGTTCTCGTTGTACGACCTTTGTAGAGGAATCAAGTCTTGTATAACGGACTTGCCGAAGAACTGTCCCGATACAGGCTTTGACTTAATCGCCACGAGCGGGAATACACCGGCAGGGAGTGAACCGTAATATACAATCTCGTCCTTGATAACCGTGATAAGCCGTCCCATCGGATAGCTTTTTGACGGATTCTCGAGGTACATTATCACTCTCTCGCAGTTTTCTCGCGTCGTTTTCGTCATGCCGTAAGAGGTGTAAGAGCTGCCGTGACCTGTCGTGCCGTTCGGGAGCGGAGTTAGTATGTAGCTCTCAATCTCTTCCCCGTCAAATTTCTTTCCGTAGAGGTCGTATATCTCGCCGACATCAAGCACGCGCTCTATGATAACGTCGTGCTGGTCTTCGATTTCCTCAACCGTGAGCGAAAACGGAAACACTTCATACGGCGATATCAGCCCGAAAGCAATGTCGCCCGACATGACAGGCTTTTCCTCTGCAACAGTGTCGCCGTCCGCGTTCATTCGCGTCACAGTGCCGTTTCCGACAACCTCTCCGATTTCCGCGTCCCACCAAGACAAGGTAAATGCAGTGCCGCATAACTCGCACCACGATATCAGCTTGTCAATTTTGTTCTTAAAGTCCGTCACCGACTGGCAGTATTCAAGCAGTTTCGTTGAGGTCTTCGCTTTCTCCACGTCGTCGGCTTCCGGTGAGCGCGGATTGACAATCATCTGATACTTGACCGTGCCGAGATTGGCGTGACGCGTCTCCATCAGCGGAGCAATGCGGTTGTAAACTCGTCTCTCCTTGTCGGCTTTGGTCTCCCTCTCCGTGTCCTTAATGACGTTTTTGTACACGTCAATGTCGCAGTTTTGATGTCCCGCCATAAAGTTGGCGTTCAGCGTCCATTGCAACTCGTACCGCGCTCTTTCGTCTCGCCGTCTCTCAAGCTCCTGCTTTATCCCGTCTACTACGTCTTCGTAGTATATCCGTTCCCCCTTCTCATCGAGGTCTACGGGTATGTTCGGCGGGTCGGGCTTGTTTTTCGGCTTGCCGCGGAATAAATCAAGCAAACTCATGTACTACCACCTCCGTCTCTCGGCTTTTTGCGGTAGGGAGATATAACTCCCGTCTTCCCGCGTCTCTCCGGCACAAGTCCGCACTTGTCGGAGATAAGCCGCTCAATCATCTTGTCCTTGCGGAGATTGTCGTACATCACAGCCGCAAGCGAGACTGACAGCACCACCACAGCGCATATCAGTCCGTATATCATCCCTTGCTCCTTGTCTTGCGCACAGTCTGCACTGCGGGAGCATCGTTCTCCTTATCATTCTGTTCGGCAGTCTTTTCCGTTGGCTCTGCAAGACCGCTTAACAGCCCTATCGACTTAGCACAGTCGGGACAGAGATACAGACCGCCGTTAAACACATCCGTCCTCTTTGAGTAGAGGTCGGTGTTTTTGTTGCGGCATCCGCCCATCATGCACAGCCGTGCGTGATTTATCTTGTTTTTCGTTACAGCCATACTGCTCATCTTCTCCTTTTTTTCTTTTTCCCAAAGACCTCAGCCTTGTATCTGTCTATCATCTTCTGCTCTTCCGTTCTCCGGTCGGGTTCGGCGGGAATGCGGGCGTGTGTGATGCACCAATAGCGTAGAGCGTCCGGCAAATGAGTTAGCTCGTGCGGCTCTGTAGCACAGTCGTTGATGTTGTCCTCGTCCGCCTTAATGGTGGATATGCACCTGATAAGATTTTTGCAGCTTGAGAATATCTTAATCCGCGCCGTCTTGCCGCCGTCTACATCATCGACTACCTTTAGCCGCTCGTGTATCTGCATCCAGCCGGATATGCGGTTGTTGTCGCTCTTTGTGAGCGGCACGCCGCAGTCTCTGTATATCTCATCAATTGTGCGTCCAGTGTCCTTTGTCCTGCTCCATAAGTCGGGCGGAGCGTATGTTACCCACCTCGTCTGTGACCTCGGCTCGCCGTGTTGAATAGCGGCGGCGGCATCGGAAACAATCAGTCCGTGTTTGTACACCTCTGATATAACATAAGCGTTGCCCTCGGTGTCAATCGCCACATACAGGCAAGCCAGAGCGTCAAGACCGTAGTCGATAGCCCTCTCAATACGCCAATAATCGGGGATTTGGAACGGCTGAATAACGTGTACATCGGGGTCAAACTCCTCAAAATACACCGCTCCGTCAACGCCCCACTCACCAAGTCCCGCTACCCTGTACCGCGCCGGTTGAGTAAGCCGCATCCGCTCAAACTCCGCCTTGTCATCGTCTGACAGCCACTCATTGCACATGTAGTTGGTCGTAATCGCCAGCACATCGGGAGACGGATTATCGAAAAATCTCGGCTTAATCCATGTGCTCTCGCTCCACGGGTTAAAAGTGAGTGAAATCTGACGGAAATATCCGTCGGGAAGGTCGCCCATCAGCGAATCACACAACTTGTCGAACTCGTCCTCATCCTCTATCTCGTAGCACTCCTCACACCAGAGCCAGCATATAGCACCAATCTCGCACGTGATTGACGTAATTTTAAGCGAATCATCCAGTCCACGGAAATATATCTTTTGTCCGGTGGGAATATATGTGATTTCGAGCGGGCTTTCTTTACATTTGAAGAACTCATCCACTCCGAAACGGTGAATAGCCCACTTGAGCTGCGTGTAACAGCTGTCCTTGAGCGTGTTTGCGTATCGTCGCACGACAAGAGCGTTTGAGAGAGGATATTTTATCAGCTGATAAATGAGCTTGAGAGCCTGCGTTGTCGACTTTTTTGAGCGGCGAGAGCCTTTTATCGCGACGTAGCGGCATTTTGAACGCCACATCGTACCGTATCCGCTCCCTACAATGTCCGGCAGATACACCCGAGAGAGCTTGTCCGCCGCGTCAGTCACTTAGGTCGCCCTCTCCCGATATCACGACGGGAACGCCGCCGGATATCTTAGTCTCCTGCTGCGTCCTGTACTCCGGATAGCGTCCGAGCCAGATTCCGGCAAGCCGTGTGTTGAGCGTTCCGTCCTCAAAACGCCCTCTCACGTTGTTTTTGCAGTCAATCTCAATCTGCGCTATTACGTCCTCATAATCCTCATCGTCCTTGTACTGCACCCAACTGGAGTATGTGAGAGGGAGATACAGGCAAAATCCCTCTTGCGTATAGGTGAGAGGGGCAAGCACGTCGGAAACAGTTGTTTCTTTGACCTTGTTTCCGTCGGCGTCAATAGTGGTGGTTGTGACCTGCCGTCTTTTCACGTTGTTGTCGCATTTCGCCTTGTACTTCTCCCACTTCTCTGCGATTTCGTCCGGCGTAAATTTTTTAGGACGCCCCACATCTTGTGCTACAAACAAATGTTGACCCAATTTCTGCCACCCCCTTTTTAAATTCCTACCCAAATTGTAGGAGTTAGGCAAATGTCTAAAATAAAGTACACAAATGCCGAATATCACTTTATGTGTCACTTATAGCACATTTTATCCGATTTGTCAAACATTCGTCCATCAAAATTTTGTATTTTGGCGAACAGCTGTACAAATATTTTGTATTTTGGCGAAATAAAAAAAAGAAATATCATGATATTCCTTTTTTGCAATATTACAGTTGTAAAATAAGAAAGAAAAGAACCAAAAGAAAGAATATATGTAATATAGTATATCTATAGACTTAATAGCGGTCTTAATAATATAGTATAAGAGAGAGTATATATAAAAAGAACTATAGGAATAACTATATTATAAGATACTATAAATATAGTATATCTATAGTACTATAGTAATACTATAAATATAGATACTATATTATATATTAATACTATAGTTTTATAATATACGCAAATTCGACTTTTTTTCTTTTTTTGATTTGTGAGCAAATAAAAAGAGCAGGGATTACTCCCCGCCCTGTGAAAAGCCGTCCGCACTCATCTGTCGGTCTATCGCCTTAACGATGTAGGCGTTGAGCGATAGTCCGGTCCTCTCAGCCGCCGCCTGGATAATGTCCTTGCGCCCCTTGTACACGCGCAACATGATAGTGTCGTAAGCTTTTTTGTTGTAGCGGTCTTTCACCTCGCTCGAGGTTTTTCCCACGTCTCTCACCTCCCCTCTTTCTCTCCTTATTATATCACATATATCATACTGCTGTCAGTATGCAAAATCAACAAATTCCCTCTCATATCTTTGTGCAACATTCCCTATTGACATACTGCTATCAGTATGCTATAATATAGTCACAGCGAGGGAAACAAAACCTCGACCGAAATAAATCAAAAAAATGAATGGAGAAAACAAAAATGAAAATCATCAACAAAATCACAAACGAGACAGTAGCAGAAATCCTTGGAGGTGAAAACCTCACACTTGACGAGGCGCTCGACCTCATCGGCGCGGTAAACGTAGACGACATGGACAACGACCTCTACAGCAACGACGGCGACAACATCATCACCGCCGACGGTAAGAGATGGTGGTACGACGACCTTGACTACATCGCAGACTAACCCCTCCGCCTGACGATGGCTGGGCGGCACCCAGCCGAAACCCCGCAAGGGGTCGCGGAAAGCCAAAAAAACAAAAACCGAAAGGAAAATCGAAAATGAAAATCGCAAAAAGACTTACCAACATCGCTGTGGGAACTTACATCGACCATAAGGGGGACTTAATCGTCATCACAAGCGCCTATGACAGCTATCATGGCTGGTACGAGTATCACGACACTGACGTTGACGACGGCGGAAATGTAGTCGAGCTCACGACAGGCGGTTACGTCACCCCCTCCGACTTAATCGGAGATGAGATGTAACCCACTAATGCAGAGTGGCGGGAG